CAATTGCATCAGTTGTGCGGTAATTGTAATCAACACCACCTAGTGCTACTGGAATCACACCGGCATAATCAAACCGCGCCACCTGGTTGTTGTACTCATCTAGTGCATACGTGGTTGCAGCACCTTGGTATTGTTTGAACATTGAGTTCTTTGGATTGGCGGACACAAACTCTGGATCGTCTTTATAAAAGATGGACTGTTCATCATCATTCATCAGATCCAACCATTTCCAAATCACCCAGTAATTGTTAAATTTGTTGTCAACTGTAAAATTTACAGTGACGTTCTCATATGCTGGTCGGCTATGTCCGCTGAATTTTAGCGCCTGGCCGCTGTACCGGATCTCACCACTATCAACTCTCACCGTGGGTAACACCGCACCATACACACTGAACTGTAATGATTCTGGTAACACTCTATCGTCTTGTCTGTTTTCCGGTAAAGTGTATGAAATGTCATTCATCGCTTTGGGTAGTGTCAGCACGAATAAAAATTTATCTTTTTTACTCTTGTTTAGCACTGATTGCTGTATGTTATCACTCATAAAATCTCCCAGCCTTGTTCCGCCAGATCTGAAACCTCTTGATCCAGCATGCTTTGTGTCTGACCTCCCACCGTCTCACTATCTATATATATCGGAAGTGTGTTATATCCGGTTGCGTGTTTCTCATCACCATACAATGACAAAGTGTCACTGAAATATTTAGTACCATAATCTAATCTCTCAACAATGGCAGGTTTGTTGTTACGATCCACTTCAACTATATCGTAGAATTGCTCGGTGATTGCTGTCTCTAATATCATCAACGCCCAGATCAAGCTCATCACTCGATCGTCATTTATATTTGTACCCTTGACAGCCTTCCACGTTCCATTAGGATATCGGACGAATGTTTTCAGTTCCTCTAGTGTTTTTTGATCTCTTATCTTCACAGCATACAACTCACTCAACCAATACTTCATGTTCATCACTCCTTTATATTTGGTGTTTGTATGTGCAATCACCCCTGGTCTCTCAATTTGTTGATTTTTACCTGGTGTGTAATTCACTATATTCTCATAACCGTGCACATTGAGTAGAGCATCAACCACTTGTGCTCCACAGTTGTTTCTTTCTATCAACGCTGGTGGACTTCCCCATTGCTGTAATATTTCCAACAACTTGGTGGTGAAATTATATGGACTGATCTTGTTGTTGTGGTACACAGCCACCTGTTCAATCTCAGTCAAGTCTGTTATATCGAGCACTTGTATCACACTAGCAGCTTCTCCAACCCCTTCAGATATATCAACACCTATAGTGTATGTTCGGTTTTCATCTGGTAATGACCAAACATGATAATCACCATCTTCAAATATGTGTCGAGATTCACATATCGTGAGTGATGTTTTTCTCACAAGCTCCTCATCTAACACACTCTCGCCCGTCTCAATGAACTGACAGCCGAATTCTTGATCAAATATCTGTGTGCTCCCTAGCGATTGTATGGTGTCTTGCTTCCATTTCTCATCTCTACCAGGTATTTCCCACCAATCGATTCTACTGGCACACCAGTTGTTCTTGCCTTTGATAGCGTTACTATACAAATCATGAAACAAATTACCAGTTCCATTGGGTGTACTGGCTATGAAGATCTTACTCTTTTTACTTGATGATATGATAGGGTATACTGACTTCCAAAAACTCTCAACCAAGTGATTGTCAATAAACGCCAGCTCATCTAGTACCAAACAGTTACAACTGTCACCACGACCAGCATCACTGCTCGTGGTGCTTATACCAATGCTACTACCATTTGTCAATGTCATGCTTGTCTTACCATATTCAACAACTCCCGGTTTCAACCAATTTGGTAATTGCTCATACGCCAATCGTATGCGTTTGAATATGTTTATTGCGGTTTGCTCTTTATTTGCCACCACAAGTATACGTTGATCGTCACTGAAGCATGCAACCCATAATGTGTAGATAGTCATCATGGTCGTCTTACCTACCTGTCGACTTGCTAAAACGATATTGAATCTATTGTCGCGGAGGGCTCGTAAGACTTTTTTTTGACACTTGAACAGTGTTATCTTTTCCCGACCACGGTCCAGATTAATGATGGTGAAGAAGTTCTCTGCAAAATACAATAGATTACGTCTACACTTTTTGAGATCCAAAACCATCTCCGGAGTCCAGTCAAACTCAGCATTACCGGTCGGAAGATTACGGTTGCCCATATACAGGTGTTTGGATTTATCACCATTAAAGTTCATCTGAGGTTGGTGT